CTTCTCTTCAAGTGCCTTCCTTTCAGTTTCGGCTTTCTCTCTCTCGGCCTTGAGTGCTGCATCTCTCGCCTCCTGTTCTTTGCGCACCTTTTCCCTTTCGGCCTGAATTTGCCGCTCCCTTTCCTCTTTCTCTTTTCTTGCCTTCTCTTCAAGTGCCTTCCTTTCAGTTTCGGCTTTCTCTCTCTCGGCCTTGAGTGCTGCATCTCTCGCCTCCTGTTCTTTGCGCACCTTTTCCCTTTCGGCCTGAATTTGCCGCTCCCTTTCCTCTGCCTCTGCTTTCAGCCTTATATTTTCAAGTCTCTGCCTTTCCCTTTCTTCCGCCTCTGCCTTCTCTCTTGCGATCCTATCCTCTTCAGCCTTTTTCTCTGCCGCAATCCTGGCAATATGAGCGACCTTGAATCCTTCAAGTAGATTATCAAAAACAGCCTGTTCCATATGACCAAGCGCAAGCGGCTCAATTTCAGTGTACCTTTTTAACATTTCAAGCCTTTCGACCCGTAGTTTTTCGGTTCGCTCTCTTTCGAGATTTTCAAAATGATCCTCGATGTTTTTGAGGCTTTTTTCTTTTTCCCCTGATGCAAATTCCTGAGTGTTCTTCCATGCGTCAACAAAACGACCGCCGCTCAGATAAAATGCTTTTGCTTTCTTATGAATCTCTGCTGTACCTGTTCTGATCTTGACATAAGCAAGTCTGAGATGCTTTGCCCTCTGACAAGTTTCCGGGTTTATTTCTGAGGCAATTATGTCATTATATTCATTTTCAAGCTCTTTCATTTTATCGAGCATAGGAGTGAATACCGCGGCAACTTCTGCCGCCCTGGTTTCCTCAAGTCCGTAATCAGAAGCATTGATTTTTACTAATGCCTGTTCTTTTACTGCTGTTAATTCTTCCATTTTGTGTAAAGTTTTAAGTGATTATTCGTGATCGTTTATTTCTTTTCTTATTGCCTCTTCAATTTCTGGTAACTGATCTTCCAAAAGATCCATAAGTGAATGACCCCCGAGCATGATCTCATCTATCTCAATGATCTCAGGCGATCCCTGGTCGTCCCTGTCCACCGGTTTCCTTGCCCGGCTGTAATAGTAACTTACCACAAGGTTCACTCCCTTGAAAAAAACTGTCTGAGTGCAGTAGGGGAGAGGTGCTTTCTTTGGCTTCGCAAAGCTCTGCAATACGTCGGCCATGCTGTTATAATTTGGCATAAGTCAATTAATTAGCGCAGTGGTAAATCGGTTTTGTAACCCTGCCAACTGTTACATACTGAATATTTCTGCCCCTCGTCCGCTTTCGGTTATTATGGGTGCGGTAACTTCGCATCCCTATTTCACGCGTCTTGTGTTTGATAGTCGCATAAGGGTCATCATTGTCAATCGGTCTTGACTGCTTTTCAGTTTTCTTGAAAATGCTTTTCAGCCATGAAAAAAAGTTAAGTGCTTTCATTTTTGTGGGTTTTAAATTGTTTTTTGTAAGTTATTTTCCCTTTGAATTGATCTCGGAAAGCTCGTTCAACGCTTTCGTTTTTGCATCCTCAAGTTGCTTATACAGGTCAATAGCCATCAAAATGACCTTATTTTTATTAACCTTTGACAGTTTTACATTCCGGCCTTCAAGAATCTTTTTGACAGCGTAACGCTCTATCCCGAAGGCTTTTGCGATATACGAGTAAGAACCAAAGTTCAATCCTGTTCGTATCCTGCTCAAATCTTCTGATGTAATCTCCTTGTTTTCCATACTTTTTGTTTTAATTTTGATTGAAGTCTTTCTGCAAATATACAACCCTTTGTAAATATATGCAAGTATTTGTTAATTTATTTTTCACTTTGTAACAAAAATTTATTAAATGGCTGTAAATCAGGATTTAGAAAAGTTTGAAAAAGTACCCCCGATTGGAAGTAGGTTAAAACAATTAATTGACACCTTGCATTTAAGCAAGACAAAGCTGTCAGTAAGGATGGGGATGTTTGAGCTTTGCCATGAGTGAAGGGGATTGATAGACAAAGATAAAAAAAGGCGGTTACTTGACCGCCTTAATAATTTCATTTGTTAATTCCTCGTATTCGATTTCGGGAAAAGAATTCATTTCCTTGCACCGAGGGCAAGTGCAATATTCATAACCGTCATCGTCATAATAAAAGGGTAGTTCCACAGTATTGATTTCAAATCCGCACTCATCGCATTTTACTTTAGTCAACTCATACCTATAAAAATAATTCGGTTCTGGTCTGTGTTCAATAGATCTCAATTCCCTATCGACATTAATCACTAATCCGGGATAGCCTACCTGCTTGGGCATTGCATTTAAAATTCCTTTTACTTCAACTATCTCGTTATTGACATTTCGTGTTTCAAGAATTACAAAAGGTTCTTTAAACATGAATTTAGGGGGCTTGCCGGCAAAGGTGAATGTAACGCTTATCAGTCCGGGCATGAAGGTAATAGTATTCCCTGCATTCGGATTTCTTTTTATGCTTGACCTATCTATCCTGACTATTGTTTTCATGTTTCTGATTTTAATATTATTGAATGAAGGTTGTTACTTGACAGCCTCTTTTGTTTCATTTTTAAGAGCAAGCAACTTATAATATGTGTCAGGCATAGCCCCCTCTTTTATTAACATTTCAGCAGGTTTGCAGTTTCCCCGCTCAAAGCTGGCGTCTTCCGCATATCCCTCAATAGCAGCCAGTACCTCGTCAAGCAATTCGACGGGCAATAAAACGATATGTTTCTTTGTTGCAATAGCAATTTTATGTTCAAGTAATTGTTCTTTCAGATGTTTGGCCTCCGCCTGATGTACCTTATTTTTCTTTTTGTTCTTGTATGCCATCGTTCTGTTTTTAACTTACTTTATTACCGATCTATTACCGACAAAGATACGAATCCTTTACTAATAAGCAAACAAAAAGTAATAAATATTTACAAAATGATGTTAACAGAATTATTCACTTCAAGCATTTTTCAAGCAAATTGAACATAGATGACATGAAATGACACAGCAACTGTGTAATAATTTCAGCCGGGAATTGGCAACTGATAAAGGGGATGTTGATTTATTGCGGGAGTCAGAAAAAGGGGGTAGGCATGATTAAGAGTCATGTGCTCTACCAGCTGAGCTACGGACCGGAAAAGCTTTATTTATGGTGCTGTGAGTCGTGTTATTTATTCAGTTAATGTTGGTCACTTCAAGCATAGTTCAAGCAATCGGTGTTTTGTGATGGTTTTTACTGGCTCAAATTATCTTTTTCCATTTAACAATTCGATACGCAATATACAATAAAATTATCACAATCACACCAAGTGAAAAATCCCGGCACCACTTATAGAACTTCGGCACGTACTTGACAGGAACAGGCTTTTCTTTTATCACCTCTTTGATCTGAGTGGTATAGACCTTTATAGTGTCAGGTTTAATCTGTATCACCGATTGCAGTTTGCCATTCAAGATCCTTATCACTTGGCGGAGCTTGACATTTTCGACAAGGGCCACATCCTGATCGGGACAGTTAACAGGGACAGTAATATTAATAGTGTCCCCCGGAAGATAAACCGGTATTTCCTTTAGCTTCTCAATGTAAACAGAGTCGATCCCCGGAGGAAACTTTGCCAGGCATTTCTTTTGCGTGACACACCCGGAGCAGAGGAAGACACCTATTATAAGATAGATCAAGATTAGTAGTATAACCAATTTCTTATACTCATTCGGCTGATTAGAAGTTAGAGTGCTCATTAGTTTGGTTTTGGGTAAAACATTGTTATTGTCTCGTATGCCTCCGCAGCACAATCAGTGCAGATAAAATCATCTTCATCCTCAATCAACTTGACCCATTCTTCGATTTCTATCTCACTGATCGCACCGCAGCAGGAGCATTGAGCTTTCATATCAGAGCCATTATATCAGTTATTACCCGGTCATGCTTCTCTTCCCTGTCCCTATGGAAAGATATTTGAAGATGAAGAGATCCCAGGTCTGAAGGTCGAAGTAACCGCCCGACAACATAACTCGGCTCATTATCAACATACCCTTTCATGTAACTTCCCGACCTGCAAAGCATCTGCCTTTTTTGCTTTAACTCCCCTTCAATGCTGGGCAGTAATACATCTTTAGGCCATGCGCCCCGCTCGTGATCATGCGCCATGCAATAAACATCCGCTGCCGGGAAGATGCGGCGCAGGTCGTCAACCTGGTTAATAGTGTTCCCAGCCGTCTTACCGCCTGCCCTCCCATGACAGAGAACGAAGTTAATAGACTGATTAGTTCCGGATTTACTTCCTTCAAACTCGAAAGCAATAGTATAATGACATAGCCAGCCGAGTGATTCAGTGCCGAGCCTTTCAGCTAGGTCATCGGTTGAGTTCTTTCCATTACGGAAAAGCCACGAGTGATTACCTTCGATAAATCCCAGCACGTGACCCCGCATAAAAGAGATCTCAGCAGCGAAAGCCCTGTTATCTGATTCTGCCAGGCGGTCGAGCTTGTCAATAGTCGTGTCATGCAGTTCGTTGTTGCGGAGCTTTTTCTTCTCGCTGGTGCTGGCAAAGTCATGATAATCACCCATACCAAAGAAATATGTTTCATGTTCATCCATTGACTTCTTTGCCTTCTGTAAAAACCATTTCCAGCGTTCAACGTCGCAGTTAGGTGTGTCTCTGTGAACATCACCAAAGAACCAGAAATTTATCGGTTCGTTAAGCCTTGCCTTTAATTTAAGGTATCTAGTTTTGTAAATGTAGTCCATCACTCAGGTTTTGGTTCAACTTTACCCTTATCAAACCACTGCTTGCCTAATACAAGCGCAGCTATAAAGGGGACGGCAAACATGAAAGAATCTTTGCCGAGATACACGGCGCATCCCAGCATGAGGAAGGCCATAAGTTTTGATGCTGTAAAAGTGATTGCGAATTTCATAGCTATTGGTTTTAAATTTCTCTTATGTCAAGCAACCCGAAAGTATCAGACTCTTTCGGGAAGCCGTTAACACCTACTTTATTTGATTGATTACCTCCGAGGGTATAGATAGTCTTTTTATCCTCCGAAAGTCCCGCAAACAAGCCGACATGACCCTCCCATGAAGTTCTTTTGTTGCGCCAGAAGATTACAACGTGACCGATCTTTGCATAGGGCAAAATAATCTGTTTACCTAACCTTGCCCATGACCGGGCGTTGAGCTTACCAGTATAGGGAAGGCCGATCCTTTTGCAAGTGATGTTCATGAGCAGTGAACACCACGCCGTCTCATCATCCTGCACCTCCGGGAAGCCAAGTTCTTTAAACCATCCAACGATGATAGGATTATCAATCTCTCCCGGTATTTCGGAAAGGCCGTAATACTTCATCATCTCAAGCCACATTAATTCCCTGTTTTCCATAGTTATGTTGTGTGTCCGTTTAACGGTGCAAATCGCTTGCTTAAACTAATATCTTCTGGCTTCGGGCAGTCACGGGGGCATATCATTGTCGGAGGGTCATCCTCCATGTTAAAGGCAGGCTCCGGGCAATCTTCGATGTGAGTGCATTGAGCGCACTGTCTGAAAGGGATCTCAGTATATATCATGGCATAATATGGCTAATGACAAAAATCAACGTCCCGAGGCTTACAGCAGCAGTTGACCATGAAAGGAAGGTGTACCATTTCATCATTCTGTTTAGGCTTGCAATGAGCGCAGTATGCCCTTCAAGGACGGTGTTTTGTATCTGGAACCCTGTTTCAAGTTTAAATATGCGAGCATCATAGGTGTCTATCTTATTCTCGATGCGTTCCAGCGTTGAGTTATACGGGGCAATAGCTTTGCTTACCGCTTCCATGATCTCGTCCTTCAGGGCCTCATCCCGGTCCCGCATGACGGCAACGATGAACTTATGATCTCCGATCTTCATGCCGAAGTCCTCTTTGCTGTAATGACCCAGCCCGTATGCTTTAAGTAGTTGCTGATGCTGCTGGTCCTCTGTTAATTTTTTTGCGCTCATTTCTTTACTGGTGTTATAGTTGTTTTAATCTCATGCTTTACTTTCAGTCGTTTTTTTTTAAGGCTTCGATCTGGTCATTCTGAAACTGAAGTTGCTCCTGGAATTTCTTTTCATTTGAAAGGTGCCGGTCTATTGCCTTGACCGTTGCGTTCTGCGTGTAGCGGATAACCTTTAAATCCTCGCTTTGATTCATCTGGTTACTGTCAATGACATCAAGCCTCCGCATTAACTGAATACGCCAAAGGCTGTCCGACACAAAGCGCGTTTCTTCTCTGTTCTCTTTTGCCCATTTATTGAACATAACTCGCTTCATTGTTTTGATCGAACCGAGATAAAGAGGTACAGCCACAGCGACGGCAGCGAGTAACTTTACAAGGGTCGTTACAGCAGACAGGGCTTTTTCACCTGTGATCAGTTTTCCTATGAGTTTTCTTAACATGGTTTATCAGATAAATTATCCCGACGGATATGCACCCGCCAATGATTGTAAATTTGAAATCGGACCATTCAGGCTCACCCCATCCAGCACTGTCTGCCAGTTCTTTTCCTGCCCCGGCAAGTGTGACCCATCCCAAACCCGCAATATATGGGGCAGCGCCTTTCTGCTCGACAGTGAGCGTTCCCCATGCGCCAATGGTCATGCCTGCATAAAGGTGCAGTTGCTTGTCATGCTGCTTTATCTCCTGCCCGAAGATTGGTAATTTGATCATCAGCAGGATCGCAAAGATTAGCCAGTGAAGGGGTGGAATTCTCATTGTGCTACATTTAAGTAAAAGCCTCCCCGGTTCTGTTGACGGTCAAGCCTTAAATGAAAATTATTATGGTTGTCTTTCCTTAACCCCGCAGGTGCTAACTTCGTACCCCCGTAGTAAAAACTTATATCGTTGCAGTCAACATCATTCCATGTATTGCCAAGATCATTAGAGGCGGCAACTATATAAGACCCGACAAGAGCATGATCAACATAGGTGTAAACTAGTGCGTTGCCTATCTTTTCAAAGGCAAAAACCTCAGCGTCTATGGTACGTAACTTTGTATGATTTGCGGTGTCAGCAAAACCTGTTAACGGGCTTTTAAATATCCCTTGCACCGGATCATCACAATCAGTTCCCCAATAAATATTTGTAGCATCAAAGGCGCACCCGCACATCCTAAATCTTTGTGTTCCCGATGCGACAAGGTAATTAGCTTCCGACCACAGCCCTGTACCTGAATTATATGAAAACTCTATTACATTTACCTCTGTGGGCAAGTCACCGGTCATAACATAGAACTTACCATTATAGGAGTTATATGCAATGTTGTGAACGTGCCTGCAAACATGAGCGTTAGATGCGTTGCCAAGCAAAGTACCTCCGGTTCCCCCTGTTGATGTTCCGTTGTCTGTTCTTGCCGTATTCTGCCCAAACTGATAAAACATTGTTATATGCGCCCCGTCATCAGTTGAAAAGAATAATTGAGTGGGATTAGCCCCAGTAGAGGTATTGCCGTAGTTGCCCCACACAAGCATATTTGCACCCGTACTGTAAACATCACAGATCATTGAAAAGGGTCTGATATACTCGCCAGGATAAGAAGCATTAGCAGGGGAATGAATTGAAATGTTATTACCTGCTAAATCTTTTGGTGTAATCTCCGTGAATGAAGTTCCTTGATTGGTTGACCGATAAACTTTGTTTACCGTAAACTTGATTATAGTGCCGAGCGAGGTTACTGTATACATGGCGGTTGACACATCTGAGTTGATGTCAACTCCCGCATTCCATGTCACACCGTTGTCAGATGAATAATGAAGATACCTACCCGCCCGAAGTCCAAGCCTATGCGACTGGTTAACATCAAAAGGATAAATACTGACAAGCGGGTCAGACGGGAACCATTCTTTATAATGTTTATAAGTCTTGTAAACCGGTTTGGCCCATGAACTTAAGAGACTTCTTAGTTTTGATCCTAGATTAGCCTTGAATATATTTAACTGGCAGGTCGTTTCATTGAAATATATTGTATCATCATATCCCATATTTGTAAGTGCAAATGGGAAATCAATCATCGAAACATTGTTTGCGACACCTGCCGTAAAGAGATAGCTGTTAACATCCGAAGCGATTAGGTCAGCCGTTGCCGGGAAGTTTAACTTTGTTTCGCAGTAGTTCAGCATGCTCGGTTGCACTGCAAGCGCACGACCTAAAACATCATTTGTCCCTGCCATTAATCCTGGCACTCCTATTGATGCGCCGATACAATAGAATGAAGCATCATCAACAATGATATCACTGCCGTTTGTACTTGCAAGTATTGTGGGCCACGTTGATCCTGTGGCTGTGGCTGTCCCTTGATAATATATCTTTGTCCATTGCCCCGTGGTCGTGCAGAGCGTATTTGTATTACCTCCGACGGGAGCAACGATATTATCCATTGCAATACGCACACCACCCGACACAACGTACACCCATGCAGAGAAGTAATAATACATCCCTTTTACTAGAGGGAGGTAAATTGATAATCCCGCTCCGGTGTTTGCCGTAAATCTTTGCGCTTTACTTCCTCCGTGAACAGTACTTGTCTCTTCTGTTTTTGTAATTCCGTTGCAGTCCCATCCTCCGGGGGCAATACCAGCCGTGTAAGTACCTTCAAATCCGGGGTTAGTTAATAACTCCTTGCTCTGCCTTCCCCCTCCGTATCGTAGGTTATAATGAAATGTGTTCTGAGTGTTTGCCGTCCATTCTGTAACGGTGCTAACGGTCATTGTCAGGTGGTTCGCATTCCCCGAAACATCATAGACAGTTTTTCCTGCATAGTAATTGTAAAAGGCATTACCAGCATCGAAAGCCTCACAACAAGGGTATTTATAAGTCAGTGTACCATTCGTGATAGTAATATCATAGATTGTCCCACCTCCTGAAAAGGTGATTTTATCCAGTGCCAGAACGGGGGTTGCAGTACCTTGTTTTGTCAAAGTCCAATCACCGAGACTACCAGATAATGCAGAAGCAAATGTTAAGATAGTTCCCACCTTTGCGGTACCGCACCGACTTGCAACTAAAGAGGCATGATTAGCGTTGATGCTTGTATCTGTCCATTGATTTGCCGTATGGTTAAATGAGCCTGATTTAAAAATGGCACCAGACATCCATGAAGTCCCTACCTTCATTCCCAGCGCACTTAAACCTCTTAAAGGTGATAACATAGCTTTTAATTTTATTGATTAATAAACCCTTGCGCCTGCATCAATCGGAACATAATAAAGCGTCCACTTGATCTGACCCGTCTTGCTTGCCGAACAGGAGAGATCGATGGTGCCAGCCTTAACGATCACGATGGAAGCCCCGGTGTAAGTAAATGCTGCCCCGGTGTTTTTAGCCATCGCATCGGTAAGTGTCCCGGTGATATTAAACTTTGTCCCGACGGCTGCAGCGTCAATGTCAACGGTCGTGCAAAGGTCAACATCCGCCCCGCTTGTCGGATTGGCAATGAGCTTCATGTTGTTTGCCCCGGCTTCGATTGCTGTTGTAACCTCACCGATGATGTCAGTGATTGCAACTGTGCCCGAAACGGTGAACTTTGCGGCTGCTGTTCCCTGTGGCAGGTTAGCGGCTGCCTTGCGTACACTGATTGCCTCTGATGAAAGAAAATTGTTCTGTGGTGTCATGATAGATAGTTATTTAATTATTCAATGTATATGTACCCCCCGAAAATTGTTGTCGCTGGATTTGTTGCCCATGTCGGGTTAACCCCTTTTATCTCTATGTAATCACCTGCCGCAACTGCAATACTTAATGAGGTATTTGAGAATACCCGTTCATTAGCTGCCGCCCCGACGGTTGCGATAAGCGTGTCGGCTGAATTGTTTTTCCTTACATACAGGCTCCAATTCTCATTTGTCCCTGCCGTCCCTGAATAGCAATAGATCTCTGCTATCTTTATCGTCCCTGCCTTGCGAACATAGATCTTACTTGTGCCGGCTGCTGTTACCGGTGCTTTCGGAAGCGTCCCGAAATATATTGTCTGAGCATCGACAGGGGAGGATGTAAGTGCCTGCACGTTTATTGCGTAACCTGTATATGCGTGAGAGTGGGTTGTAATTACCCCGGTGAGCTTTGCTTCAATTTCAGATTGCAGAATATCGCTGTTTTTCTGTGCGGTGCTTGGCGCATGAGTCGAGGTTACATGAGTTTGAATATTGCTGTTTGCCGGTTCGTAAACTCCTGTGTGTGTATGATCAGACTCGGCCTTCCCATTCCATGTGCTTTTCTCAGTGTCTGAAACGAATCTATTTGAAGCGTCCTGAGTGATCACAGAGGCGGAATGATTAGCAGGGTGAGTGTAGTTATTTGCACCCGCTTCGATTCCGGCAAGTTTCAAGGCATCAGCATCAGGGTATAATGCTTTGCCTGTCTCCTTGTCAACCTTGCTTGTTACGTCAACCGGATGAGCCAACAGGTAAGAAGAGACAGCCGAAGCAATGACCTCCGGTGATGCCCCGGCTGCTGCTATCTTTGATTTGATATATTTTGCCTCGTTGTCTCTCATGTTATCGTAAATCTGTTGCTTTCAAGGGTGGGGGAGCTTGTCTTGCCGATCATCACATAATACTGCGTCCCTGTCTCATTGGGGATGTCAACTGATATGCTGTAATTGGCTGTCCCGCTTGAAATGCTCACCGTTTCGTTTCCAGAGCTTCTTACCAAATCTGAACTGTTGCGAACCTGCCAATAAACTTCTTGACTAACTGCAGCGGGGGAGGTTGCGCTAAATGATACACTGATAGTGGTATTATGAACAGCCCCGCTTATATTTAAGATGCTATTAATCAGCGCAATGTCATTGTCATAAAATCCCATAGCTCCTGCCGTGTCGGATGACCAGGCACTATTATCAGCTATTATATTAATTGCGGTCCCGTCAGCGTAATGCTCACAGCAAAAATTGGTTGTTATAATTACAAGACTGCCTATCTTGACTGAATGGTAAACATGACCGTCGTAATCAGTCATATCGGCAAGTGTGTCATCATCTTTAATCATCCTCACAGGAAGACCGTTCTTTTTATCCCCGAAGGAAATAGAGGCACCCGCATCATTATAGTTAAGCGATAATTCATAAGCATTTGGCCCTATTGCATCCGACGTCCATATATCCCCTATTGCCTTGCGAGAGCCAAATGTTCCAATAGTACCAGACCGAAAACCCACACCCCTGCAATTTAATCCGCTTGAATTATCAGCTCCCGTGTTCGGGCTGGTCCAAAACTCCGCACTCGTATCTTTTAAGTGACCACCTGCAACAGAGGCACCACCAAGTGAGTCAATGATATCTTCCCAATTTGCTTTTGTCGCAACGTGCCATCCTGCGGGTGCGAGTCCATGAGCATTAACAAGCGCAGCATAATTGTAATATGCACCCCAGCCACTACCCGGAAAACTTTCAGGATCGGAAGGGTCGCCCGGATCTTCTCCCGGAGTGCCACCGATGGCAAACACTTCAGCTAAATCGATTTCCCATTTACGGAAGCGAACAGAGAAAGAACCCCGATTGAATACAAACCGCCTGTTATTGCCTGAATATTGATTAAGATCATCCTGGAAGTGGCCGAGGATATTTACAGCACTCGCCCCGGTGCCATTATCGATTATTGGCATCTGAATCATCTGTTTGGGACGGGAATATTCCGAGGCAATTTCATCACACAGCAACTGCCGGATAGGTAATGCCTCTGCGCCTGTTTTCGTTGACCAGGATGAAGTAATCCCATGAGTCATGCCTACATAGTCGTAAGACCCCAAAGCCCCGGCAAACTGCTCTAAAACATTATCTATCCCAACATCCTCAACGTCCCCCAGGATGTAATCATATTCCAGCTCCTGCCCGTTAATAGCGTTGCTTTTGGTGTAAGTATTTTCAGTTATCTCTTCCTGATCTTTGATAGTCTTAACAGGATAGTATTTCTTTTTCAGACTTACATTCCACTCACCAAATGAACCGGAAAACCTTATGCGCTGAAAGAACTTGCGCTTTTTGGTTTTCATGACAATGGTGTCATTGGTGTCATAGAAGCGTATATTCTTTATCCCCCCGTAAACACCTGCGACAGCCTGTATCTGGAAGATCTTTATTGTGTAGGGACCTGCAGCGGTCAGTCCTATTAGCCGTCTTTCATAAGTATTCCATCCGGTCTTGCCAAGTGGCAACCCAGCATCAGCAATAACAATATAACTGACCGAGGCCGTCCAATCAACATGGTAATCATCAACTTCATACAGGTAATTGCCTGCTGAGTCTGTTATCTGAATGATAAGATTGGCCGGGTCGCCTGCTGTATCTGTATTGTAAAACAGATAGTCAAAGGATAATACAAGCACATCTCCAGCCGAGGCAATACCAAAAAGCCCGAAGTCCTGGTAAACATAATCATCATTTACCGGGTCAGCATCAGCAGTAAGCACCATCCCATCAACCTCTCCGGGGATTAGATCAGCAATATGGTTAAGCCCCCATATTCCTGAACGTGTCCACGAATCATAAGTGAAATCAGGATCTCCTTTATAGGTATCTGAATTTATTTCCCAATTGTCAATCCATGACTGCTTATTTCCATAATCCTGAGAGGCTGTTACTTTCGAGGCCGGGCGAATAATCATAAGATCACCACCGGGAACCTGCAATAAGTTTGATGAGCGTGTACCCCGCTTAATGAATTGCGCCGTGCTGTAAGTCGTAGCCGACCATGTACCCGGATCGGTGAACCACCTCCCGTAAACAGTGAGTTCAGCAAGCTCAACGGGCCGGTAAATTCTGAAAGCACCGTCCTTGTGAATGATTCGGGCATTAAACCGCGACAGCACCCGGTAAAGAACCTCATCACAGTACATATCCCGGAACAGATCAGCATCGATTGTTGTCTGCACAAAGGGACTATCTAAATCGGTTGTATAATGCGTTACATCATAAAGGTTGACATACTCGTAAAAGTTTGTCACGTTAATTTTACTAAGCACTCCAAACAGTATTTCACTAGCTTGCACCCGCCCAGTGTAATAAGTTGTTTCGTTATACATACCCTGTTTATCCTTCAACAATCCCAGACCACACCAGGCGTTTATTGTCACGTCATACGGCGTGTATTCGTAAGGCTCCCCGTACTGACCGGTAATGATGTACCCTTGCCAATAAAGTGATCCATTCTGATAAACAGATACACGGAAATGAAGGTCGTCAACGGAATAAAGATCAGCCAGGGCAAAATCTGTGAGTGACTTGACTGTTATGCTACAGGTCGAAGGCTGAAGGGGATCAAAAATATCATCAGACCCGTTCTCCCATTGGATGTTGATAGGGTCAGAACTGCCGACAAGATCAATGATACTCCCCCCGAAGCCATCCTCTTCAATGTCAACGGACCAGTCGTACTCGTGAAAGTCTTTGATCTCAAGGCGATATTTTGTAGCCCATGCCATCAGGTGCGTCTTAATGCGATTTCAATGTCCTTACCTCTGAGTTTGGCGACAAGCCGTTCACCGCCTGCAACGGCATAAGCACCACTGGAAGAGTAGCCGCCACCGCGACTGCCTCCACTACCACCACCCGAAGGTGATACCCCTTTATCCATTAATCCTTTTATTGCCCCCGCAGCAGCGATAAGAGCAATACCCGCAGCGATAGCAATAACCGGATTCATGGTCTTTAATGATTTGACAAAGGCATCCAACCCAAGACCCAGCGTGATAAGTAACTTACCAAACTGTGACATGAAATTAGCAAGCGATAAAAGCAGTTCCTTGCCTATCTCTTTTACATTTCCCCCGGCAAAAGCAGCGCCGATTGACTCAATAATTTGCATACTTAAATCAGCCGCCATATCCCGGCCTGTTGTAAGTATCTGTTCCATTACCGTCATTTGATGCTTTAACTCAGTATTGCCGGCCTGTAATCCTTCGGCAACTGGCAGACCAGAGATCTGAACACCTGACACAGAAGGAAGATTTGTGACTTTACCGGGAGCGGAAGTCCGAGGCGTTGAGCCTTGAGCCTGGTTGAGTTCTGTAAAAGCATCAACCAGGTCATCAACTCTTTTCTTTTGTTCTTTTAAAAGTGAATTACGATATGTAATTATTCTTAATGATTCGGATTCATCTGTATTTAGGATGGCAGCCTGTAACTGAGCCCGTTTCATTAATAATGCCTCGTCAGTTCTATTTATCTTGAGTTTTTCTTCAACAACATCTAACTCTTCCTTTAAATCATCTTTGATATACTGTTCAAGTTCTTGCTGTTTTTCAAGTGCGCGCGTAGCATCTTTAATTCTTTCGGTAAGTGACTTTTCTTCATCAACAGAACCAAGCCTTGCAGCTCTTATGTCGCGCCTTAGTTTAGCCTCCCATACCAAATCCCTCCTGTCACCCGCACGAATATCATTTTCTTTCCTGGCAATGTCAATGGCTTGCCTTAAATTCACCTGTTGTCCTGTAATGAGATCAGTAAAAAGCTGTTTTGTGACAGATAGACCCACATTCATTGAATCAATGCCAAAATTCTGCTGTTTAGTCCAGTCAATAATTGCCTTAAATGCAAATCCTGCTGCAGCAGCAGCGGCACCAAAGGCAACACCAACTCCCTTTACTTTATCTGCAAATGTTTTAACCTCAGTTCCTGACTGATCCAGCGACTTCTTTAAATCGCTGTTATCACCCTTTATCCTTACTATCAGATTATTGAGAAATCCCATTGCTGAACATTTGTTTTACTTTTTCGACCTCTTCCTTTGTCGGTGCCGGGACTTCAATTTCCCGGTCATCTGTGAGCTTCATTATCTGTTTTGCGCTATGCGGCTTCGATTCTGCTTTGATATTTGGGTTGCCTGCGATAACGATGTAAGCCATCTCCCTGAATAACCAGGCTGTTTGTCTTTCCCAGTTCCGCCAATAACCCGCTGCAGCCTTGTTAAATTCATCTACACTGGATTTTCTGAACCGCTGGATTGTCCATCCAAGCTCACCGACTGCAAAGGATCTGAGGTCCTCAAAGGTTGTCTGGCTGTCGCTTTTTTTTTATCATCGGGCTTGTATGCCTTCACGATCTTACCGAAAAGCTCAGTTATCATCTTTATGAACTTATCCCTTTCGGGCTTCGACAGGAATTCATACCAGATAAGGCTCTGCTCTTTGGTGAACTTTGGCCTTTTATACTGCTCCTTGCAAGCGTCAAGGTAGCCATGCCACAGAAGGAGGGAAGAGAAATCATAATCATTCTTTTCCATGAATGACTTGATCTCCCAGAATTCAATGCCCAGCTCCGCACACACATCCTCAAGCACCCCAAGGTCAAGAATAACATCAGCTTCCCGCTCAGTCAGAAAGGGAAGTTTTTTAAATGGTCTGTATGGCAGTTTTAATATCATGCTGCGTAGTCAAGTAAACCATTAACCTTCATGCTTCCTGTTAATCCCATTGCTGCATCGAAAGGCGCATCAAAGGAAAGTGAGTTCATGTCAACCTGCCCGACAATGGTTTGTCCAAAGCCCGAAATGGCGACACCAAGCGAAGTCTTGTTAATGATGTAATCCATCAGGTCTGTTGCACTGATAATCTCATCATCATCATAGTTCTCCACGCCAAACAAAGCGGTAAAGTCAATCTTAACATTAGATATACCGATCAGGTGTTCAGCCCAGCCACCGGAGTCTTTTGAGCTTCCGTCAGGCAAATTGTAATCTACCGATAGCGTTAAGCCTTTCTGCATCGCTATCGGGGTATTGTCGTAATCGGTCAGGATTACGAGAATATCCGAACCGTTAAACGCTCCCATTATGCGGTAAATACTGCCGGTGCGCCGTCGCCCTGTGCTGATCCTGAGAAGGTGCAACCCTGCTCCATATCAGCAGTGACCGACATACTTTTAAAGCTGCCCATTCCCATCCATCCGGGTATGCTGGTGCCAAGTGCTGCGGGTATAAAGGCAAACTTCCTTTTCACGTTCCCGGCAATGATGAGATCCATGATCTCTTTCGCTGTGAGGGCCGAGGCTGAACCCGCTTCATCCCATACACCGTCAAAGCTCACGTTCCATGATTTAAGGCCGCCTATATGCTGCGCCCACCCGCCCGATTCTTTTGTCGAAACATCCGGTAAGTCAATATCGACGTTCCAGGTAGCACTTTTGCAACTGTATATCTTATCACCGCTGGCGGTTGCGGTCGAAGTGCTTGTTGCGGTAGTGCTGAAAATTGCGTACAAAGTTCCATTTACAGCTGCCATCTCTTTGATTTTTAATTGATTAGAAAATTATAAGTATCTATTAGTCTTATGAGTGAAATACTTTTATCGGATTGTTCGATAAATTCATTGTATGTTGAAGGGGTGAAAGTCACAACCGTCTTACTCCCACAGTTAGGGACGGCGGTGATAGATGGTTTTAACAGACTCCGGGTGAGGTTAAGGATCTGAAGAGCTTTCTTCTTGTCGCCCCGGTACTGCGAATCATCAACGATAATAATGTTGACAGTGCCGAAATACATGAAGTTATCCTTTGTCCCTTCCTGTCCCTGGACGATCTCACCGATATAAACGTATTGTTCCGGTGCTTCTTTCTGGATAGACTTGTAAACAGGGATATTCTCATTAGTCGCGGAAACAGATATGGCATGAAGATCGCCAGTCAGGTTAGTTACGCTTGTCGAACCTGTAAATGATGCTCCGGGTACATTGGAAGTAAAGCGGATAATATTACTCTCTGAAGTTACAACCACACCCCCGGCAAGATAAGCGGCTGCATGAACCGTGACAAAATCGGAAGCAGTAACGGTTGCTGATGTATGAAATGTTGCTGTCCGGGTAACTCCATCACAAGTGACTGATGCGGTGCCTCCTGTTCCATCAATACTAACCTCATCAACACGGTAAAAAAGCATAGCCCCATCTATCGTTCCGCTTGCTGTGTTCAACACCGAGAAGATCCCTGTTGCCAGATCATAACTTATGTCAGAGTAAACTGCGCTCATCCCATCTTAATCTTTGCAAGCTCGTTATACACCCGTTCCATGAACTTCTTTGCCTGGTTGACAGTTGCCTTGCCAAGAAAAGAGGCACCCCGGAAGCCATGTACCTTTTTCTTGCCCTTGAATTGTATAGCAATATCTTCCCATCCCGGCATGATATCAACGAAGTCACCAATACCAAACTCCCAATAAGGAGCATATTTCAGATTTGACCCAACTGCTGCGTCGAGAGGGCCAAGATCAGAGGAAAGTTCGCCGGTATTAGTTTTTTGAACCTGGATAGATCTTACTGCTGTGCCTGTGCGCTTGTATTCCCCTTTCTTGTATTTCCATTTGGTGCCTTTAGTTTGGAAAGTCTGAAGATGACTGTTAAGGATCTTCTTTGCATCGGCCTGTAACTCCATAGCGGTAATATCAACAGCCCGTTTAACTGCTTTGGCTGCTTCTCGTTCGTAGCCCTTAAAAGAGGCTATGACACCGTTGACATTATCGACCTGAACACTTATCATTTCCTTGTTACTATGGCTTTAACCTCGTTTAAATTGCTTTTGCCGGGGTTCTTTGTCAGTGGCTGCACCGGGAAATAATCAACCCCGTCCATCGTTATCTTTATCTGATTACCGTAGCCGTTATCCCAGAAGCGGATCTCATAAAGCACCTTGTCAACCAGTTCAGCATTGTTAATAAACCGTGACCCGTCGAGCTGCTTAACATAGGCACGTATTGTCTCAGGCGTTCCCCATGTAGTTGTTACGTTACCTGCAGAAACAGCCTCGTTCAAGGCTGATATAGTAATGGTCCTATTTAAGCTCCCGGTGTTCATAAGTTCATTGAAAGTGACTGAATCATTTGCCTGGTGTCGAACGGTAGCCGGGCCATGCTGACCCCTATGCCATCCTCCCGGTAATTAAACATTGCCGAGACAATATGAAGCAGGCACTGATTAGCCCGTTCACTTGTGGCCCCGGCGGTAAATTCAACCTCCAGGTAATAAGGCACGGAAGTACTCCCGGCAACAATAGTTGAGATAACGGAGTCAGGACAAACACGGATCTTCTTCAATCCCCTCTGCTGAAAGGTTGTGCTGGTACCGTTGACCGAACAGGTTATCCCGTCGGGGTCAACAGGAGAGACGGGCAGTTCAAACCACCCTTCATCATCCTCCCCCTCATCGAAATAAACCTTGTAGTCCTTTTCGACAATGGACAAGGCGGTGCGATCCTCAAGGAATTCACGGGCAGAGATGATCATTAAATCAATCAGATCATCCTGCGACGTGTCCGAAAGAGGATAGCCCATGAAACCCTTTACATCGTCGTGGTCAATAGGCTCAGTGATACCGGTGCTTGTTACCTGGATTTCCATTTTACTTCAGTTCCTTTGTCTCCCTTTTTGCTTTGCTTTCCTTCTTCAGAGGCTCAATGAAGCCATTAGCCTGAAGCCAGATAGCGGCTTTATCGGTTACAAGGGCAGACTCGCCCGGCTTGTGGACTTCGCCATCTTTGCCCGGACGCTTGAAAAATTCCTGGTATTCCTTCTCCTGACCTTTTTCGTCAACCTTTACAATCTTTTCCTTGAATGTTACTGTTTTCATCTTTTTAGTTTTAATAGGGGAGTGAGGCTTTCCCCGCTCCCCTATGGTTAATCTTTATTTCTCTGCCACCTTAATAGAGAGGGCAGTGATCTTTTCACCTTTATTTGCGGTACCTGCCACGCCAACCCCTTTAAATCGGAGGTAACGCCACAGGACACCAGTTGAAACATCGACCATCTGGAACAGTGAATCAGCACCACCGCCGTACTTAACCGTCGTGGCCCCGGTATTCACGAAGTTTGTCCCGTCGTTCGATCCCCAGACAGTAAACCATACATGAGGCGTACCTACACCCGTCGGGGTTGCCTTAACAGCAAATGCCCAGTAAACGAGTTTGTGCTGTGTGCCGAGATCGAAATCCCAGTAAACAGTGCCGTTGTATGCGATAGTGTCCGCAGTTGTCATTGTCAGAGCTTTGTAACCGGTATTCAGAGGAACGCCGGTAACAGTACCTGAACGCTGTGCCATTAAGCCAGCACTGAGTGCCAGCAAAAATGAAAGGATGAGAATCTTTTTCATGGTTATGATATTGCGGCGATTACATCAGCGAAAGCATCATAAACAAATGCGTTGTAGTCAGGAACTTTAATCCTGTTAGCGCAACGGACAGATGCCGTGATGGTCTTGCGATCATACAGTACATCATCTTCGTTCTGTTCCCATATCCTGATCTCGATGCCTTTTCTCATCAAGAGCTTGCATCTCTTGAAGGCACCAACCAGCATTTCACCGGCAGTCACCAGATTGCTTTCATAGACCGGCAGGCCCTTGATCACTGTCCCATTTGCAGTTGCAAAAGGAGGCAGGAGGTATATACCGTCTTTGCTCTTCGGCATGTCAAGGCTTGCACCACTGACAGGGTTGATAAGAGCAGCACTTCCCATGAATTCTGCCTGCCTGAGCTGCATGATAGCGGCACGGATAGCATCGAATTCATTAGGTGTGACTACCCCTGTAAGCCCGGTCGAAGTGTAGGCGGCAGCGATACCTGTGTCAGTTATCCCCTGCAGGTGCGGGGTCGATCCTGAACCGGAATAAACTTCCTCTTCAATAATCCTCTCAAGGCCGGTGAAAAGTTCAGTCTGTATTTCTGAGATAAGAGCATCCCAGTCGTCAAGCGACCTATTCTGTACCTTGATAAAGTGTCCGAGCCTTTCAACTCCCTGCGACCTCTGAATATAGGTCAGGATGGTGTTAGCGTATGCACTGCCTTCAGCAACTGCGGCGGCAGCCATTGTCCGGGCTAATCTCTCAACCCATGTGTCGGTGTCGCTTCCTATAGAGCCTGTGTCTATAAGGTCAAGGAGTGTCGGTATCCTGTCCGGTGCTTTACCTACACCCGGCTCCCTGAAAGGAACAACGACGGCTGTGGCAAGGGCTGAACCACTCAGGTAAGTTGCGGTATCCATTGTGGTCCCGGTCTTGATCTCAAACACCCCACTTGCACCCTTCTGCTTCAGGTTGTCAATGAAGGCTTTGTCCTTCATCTTCGCTTCCATCTTGAAGAAGTCGGAATCTTTGGCGTTGAAATGAACATTGCTGTTTTTCTGTTCGAGCTGGATTGTATCGAGCTGTTTGCCGATAGCCTCCATCTTAGCTTCAAATGCTTCATCCTTCTTTTTCTGCTCAAGCTGAAGAGCTTTGAGTTCGTCGGGAGAAGCCTTTCCTTCAACGGCTTTTGAAAGCTCCTCATTGGCAGCCCTCATAGCCTTGATCTCTACGGACAGTTCGTCCATGAGTTTTTTGGTTTCTGTTTCCATCACTTAAATGCGTTTAAAATTTGAGTAAGTATTTCGCTGTCTGTCGGCTCTCCCTTGCCGTGAGTGGTCTTTTCCGGCTCCGCAATATTGAGTGACTTAATAATTTCCTGTATTTTTGCTATCTCAGCCTCAAAGCTCTCGGCTGTCTCATCGCTATACTTGCCATGCCTGAGTGCCTTGCTGAGTCTTTCAATCCTCTGGTTAAGCTCTGACAGCACATCAAAGTCCTGCCCTTTTGCGCTTATCACTTCGGTCAGGCTGTTAGCCCCCCATGTGACTGAGGAATATTCCCATAGTTTTAGTTCGGTGAGCTTGCGATGACTGAACTGCTCGTTTTCGTCGTTGACGTTTTCACTTTTGATCGTGTTAAAGCCTATGGACAGCTCAGTTATTATCCCGTCAATGTGCTGCTGCAGCTTATCCTGGCTAAACTGATCCTTCCCGAACTGCGAAACGAAATACAGCCCTTTTTCATCCTCGGCCAGCTCAATAGGTATGGCGATTGGTTCAAAGCTGTTATGCTGCCACAGGTGTTTGATGCGTGGTCTGGCACACTTCGGGCCGCGCTCCTGTATGGTCTTGGCGAAAGCCCCCGGCATGATCATGTCGAGGTCTGAATCTATATTATTGAAAATAGAGGCATAGCCTTCAACTATCCCCTTCTTTTCGTCAACCCCTTTTATCTCAAACTGAGACTTTACCTGAAATTTCATATCTTATGTTCTATAAATTATGTCACACCTACAGTTAATTGTCTGCCCCGGGTCGGCTGCCGTGTCAAGCGGGTACTTAAGGCCAGGAGCATATTCAAACTCCATGTCCTGTGGTCCCATCTCCTGAAAGCCGATGTGTTCAACCCTGGCATCCTTATTCATCACCCCTGAGTGCAGCCATTCCTTTTTCAACTCCGCACCCGTTTCCTTTGCTGCCATCCATGATGAGTTGGTTGCTGCTTGCCCTACCTCTGTCCTGGCAATCCTTTCAGCCTGGTAAGCCTCCATCATTGTCATGGTGTCGCTTATCAACCCGTCAAGAAGTGCCTTCCTGCCCTGGGGAATGCTCAGACCTTCATTCACAATCCGGTCAGTGACCTCATCGATCACCTTGTTTATTGCCTGCTCTTCAACATCAATGATTGAAGCGGCTTTCTCCCCTGCCTGCCTTCGGGCAAGTTCCTTGCTGCGCTCGTTCCAGTATTGCTTTCGGTCCTGTTTGACATCATAGCACTCTATCCCGCTCTTTGCGCTATTGATAGCATTCTCCGTGTCTGTCCCGTACTTAGCCCCGACCTCGCCCCAGATGTTGATGATGTCGTTATGTATCAGGTCTGACTTGAGCAGGGAGGGAAGGATGAGCTTTAACCGGTGCGGGTCAGTGTCGGAAGCATCGATTACCGGTTGCCGTATCACTGCCAACGTGCGCTGCAGCTTTCTTTTCCATATCTTTTCCAAAGAACGACGGACCTTTTTGTCAGGCGCTATCTTCATTTGCGATAGTCTGACAGTCCTAATGCTTTCATTGCCGGTTCCGTTATATTGCCCTGTAGGTCAGCAAGTGGCATAAGTCCCGCACCTTCATAGATCTGATCCATTGCCGGGTCGGGAAGCATCTCATAACCGAGAGCCTCACGGATCTCATTTTTGGTAAATGACCTGGCGAGTGTCATCCACTGCACCAGGTCAAGTTTGTTGCCTTGCAGACAATCGATGCCGGAATAATCGGCCTGTAACGTGTGGCCATCTTCCCCAAACTGAGGAGCAAGCCATGCGGTAAGTTTTTCCAGGTAGGCATTAAGGGATGGCTGGATAGCATTGCGCCATAACGCCCTTTCTGCTTCAGTGTAGTTGTTGTATGTCCTGTCCTGACTGCCCGATAAGAGCTGCGACGGGACGTTGAAGGCATCACAGAGGTTACCCTTGTAAATGCCTAATGCTTTCAATATCTCAAGCTCTACAACGGTGAGACCCATCTTTGTAAAGCTGGTCAGGTTGTTGACGACTGATAGATCCCCTTTCTTCTGATCCCTCTTGAACTTGGCCTTGAGTTCTGACTGTTGCAGTTTGCTTAACTCATTAGGCATATTAGCCTCTCCCATCATGGTAAGTAGTCCCCATGCACCCATATTTTTGAAGCTCTTCACAAGTGCATCATAGCCGTCTGAAGATCCTGTAACTGATTTAATGAGGGGACGGAGCCGGGACATTCCCCGGAGGTGGCCGCCTGTCTGGTCATACTCAGGGTTGAACTCCTTCCAGTGCATGACCTGATCTTTGGTGTAGCCTTCTCCATCTTTATGAATAGGGTAAAAGAAATAACCTTCGACAGGATTGAAGAAGGTTCCGAGCTTTAGACCTACATACTTAGGCGGCAGCTGATCAAGTCTTAATGGTTTATTAGCGTTTAACCCGTTAGGCACACTCTGCGATGCGGTAAAGGACTCCCCGAAGATGTAGTAATACGACATTGCTGCTTCAATCAGTTCCGCCCTGCCCTGATAAGGGTTCGGGTTATTAAGCAGTGCAATCATCTTACCTCCCGGCACCTCTTCCCCGTTCTTGTCATACTGGTAAATTGGAACAGTCGAAGCAGGTTCAACTATCTTGTTAATGACCGTAAACACATCATTATTATCAAGATAGCTGGCTAAAAATGTATCATTATCGGGGCTGGGGTAGCTGGTGTTGGTGCCTATCAGACGCAAAAGATATGTGTCCAGCGGGTTCGGCTGTCCCTGGAGACGTTGAAACAGATCAGTGATAAAACTCATTCGCCGTCATTTGTTAGGGCAAATAACAGCTTTTTGTAAGTAAATTACAACAGTTTGTAAGTGATGGTGTCCATTAGTGGTCTACTCTTTGACTTCGATGACCCATATACCTTTCTTGCCCTGCATCTTCCGGGCTTGGTGATTGGACGGCATGGTGTTTGACTCGCACCGCCTTTTGATTGTCCGGGCTGATACCCGCTTCCCATGTATGGCAAAGCGGTCAGCGTATTCCTGGGGGGTTAAAATCATAGTTTATGCCATTACAAATTCAAACTTCGGTTTCTCATCCAGTAAATAAGTGATGCCCCAAACAAGGCTGTCAATGCGGTTCGGTGACTTGGCCCCGCTGTTCGGCACCCATGAGGTCATCTCATCCTCAAGTTTCTGCAAGCTCCCCACATGATGGATGCGGCCCTGGGAGTAAAGTAATGCGATAGGCTCGGCACGTGTGTACTTCCCCCGTGAGGCATGAACACCCGTGTATGGCATCTCACCACCTACGAGCTTCAGCACCGTCTCAATGTAGTCGCCCCCGTTGTTAATCTCACCCACGACCATATCGGCCTTGTGATCATCGTAAGCCGTAGCCACCCGCCGGGCTGTCTGATCCGGGCTGTACTTCCCTGTGTAGTCTGACAGCACATAGAAATGACCGTCCACACCCTTTGCAACGGGAATGATGCCTGTCTCATCTGAACTGTCGTTTGCTGTCACAGCCGGGTCAACGGGTATGCATACACGTGTTAACTGTGGCGCTTCCTCTACCCGGTGCCTCTCTATCATGTCCCAGGTCCATAAAGCACCTTCCACATCATCGACAAACTCACCAAATCTAAACCGCTTCTGCTGTCTTTCGGACAAGGTACCCAGCACCGAGTCAATGTAATCGGCTGGCAGGTTCTCAGCGTTGTCGTCCGGGTTAAGCCTCATGTGACTGTAAAGGGCTTTATTTAGTGGCTTATCCGTGTCAGGGTTGACGTTCTTGATAAAGACCTTATACACCCAATGGCTTGTGCTTGGCGGGTTGCAGTCAATGTATATGCGGTTGGTGAGGGATGTGTTCTGTGCAAGGCGGGTGGTAAGGATTGTAAAGGCTTGATAACTGACCTGGCTGGCTTCGTTGACAAAGATCGTTGCATATTCGTTACCCAGCACCTTCTCCGTCCTGTCCTTGTCGTCAAGCCCCCCGATCCATATCTGCGAGCCGTTATGAAATTCCAGGAACCAATCTGTTTTGTTCTCTTGTGGCTTCACACCGGGGAAGCAAAGGGATAAGACTTTAGGTATCGTATCATGCCAGAGGGATTGTTTGGCGTGGTTGAACGCAAATCGGCAAATCAAATGTCTGGATCCCGGTGCCTTTAAGCATCTTAGTATGATTTGTCTTATTATGATAAAAGACTTTCCGCTACGGGAGCCGCCAAATAGCATGGTAAACTTTGCTTCATCAGCCATGAGCCTTACTGCCTCCCTTTGCTTTGCGGTCTTTACGAAGGTCATGGCAAATATACCGTAGGTAGTGTTAATCTCATGAACTTCTGATGGTGCTTGCGGTATCCGGTATTGCATTTATGAGCAAGCGGACGAACAAAAAACCTCCCGCAATATTGGCACTGCACAGTTGCCTCTTTAAATATCTCTTTGCCCTTATTGCCTTTCATGCTTTTGCGTCGTCGGAGTCGAAGTGAAGCGTTATGCCCCCTGAGTGTTCTACCTTCTGACTGTCACCAAGTCCTTGCATCCTTGCCACAAGGTTGGAATTATAAAGCCCGACAATAGCACCTTCATACTGCTGATTGTCTATTATAGTCTCTATCTTACGCATGATTACCTGATAATCTTCTGGTGCCGACAACTTAAAATTCTCATACCAATGCTCAGAGGCATCACAAAAAATGCAAAACCCTTTTCTTGTAAAGGGTCGCATTAATCTCACTTCATTAACATTTCTTGTTCCTTTGTTGTCTTCCGCTATAATTGGATTGTCGTAACAAGACTGAAAATAATCACAAGCTGCTTCCCATAATAGCGCGGGAGTCGTAAACAACTTATCCTTCCCGTGCTTACTTCTTAATTTCCAAAACTGATTTCCTTTAGGTGCTGCCATCGCTATGATTTAATTTGATAATCACAGGTCACTTTATATGGTGGCTCGTAATGAGGAAAAGACTGATCGGATTGAAATGTTGTTTCAGTAACCGTTACTGTTCCGGCACCATGACAGACCGGGCAGGTAATATATGGGTTTGTGCAGTTCGGGTTATCCATTATCTGACCCTTGCCGTTACAGTGGTCGCAAATCTTTGGATAAGTTTTGATAGTTGTTGTCATGCCATTCATGTATTGCAAACATAAAGGCGCAATATACTAACAAAAGGTTATAAAAACAACTGTTTGTAAAGAAAGATATTAACGAATTGTAAGCGGGAGAAATAAAAGGGAGGGCAGAAGGTTAAAAAGGATAGATAGTGTGAAAGTCAAAAGCTGCCTGTCCCGCAGAGATGCGGAGAGATGCCCTCCCGTTGTTACCGTTCCACAATCGCCCGTCTCGTATGTACGGGGGTCTTGCATTGAATGGTTGTATCATTATGTAAAGAACTGTCTTCTGCTCGGTCTCAACGCGTCTATATTGACCGAGCAAGTGGGAAGGTTTCTGCATATCCGGTTATTGGTGAAGCCTACAAACAACGTATCGTCCGACTCTAAGCAGTTCTTACGGTATGCTGTCGAGTACCTTTCAAAGAAAAGCGGTGTTTCCACTACCACACCGCACAGGGATTAGTTTTAAAGGGCCGTTACTTTTTTCATCTTTCGTTTGGCCTTGAGCCTCCAGCAGGGAATGATCCCGCGACATTCCGCTTACAGGGCGGATGCTCTACCAACTGAGCTATGGAGGCAGTATTTCAAAAAACAAAAGCAGGGGCAAAAAACATGAAACATGAATCACCTAAAACTTAACCCTGTGGGAGATCCCCTAACTCCCGGCCCCTGCTTATATCTTCTTTGATTAACTCGTTTATCTGATCTACAGTGTCACACGTATCTTCTCTTTGCTTCTGGGACAGATCCCCGAAGTCCTCACTGCGAACGTATGACAAAAACATCTGAAACAAAACATCTCCTGGAGTAATGGTTGTCGTTTGCATAGCGTTTAACAGAATTATAAGAACATTGACGCTAACAAAGATAAACAATATTTGAATATATAACTGCACTTTGTAACTTATTTTTACTCCTTTTGTTAACAATTTTAAACTCCCCGACCCGGACCCCTCCTGACCGCCAGCCGTTTCGGTAACCGCCTAACCTCATATATCAATGACAACTCTATGCGTTAGCTGTATCAACTGCCGGTGGCCGGGGAGTTGTGTTATTTAGGCTGTACGCTCCCTGTGTCAAATCTGCTCATAATGTCATTACATCTACCGACGATATAAACAGGGATAACAATTAGCACTTTTAAAATCATTAAAATCCATGCTATTGGAATTGCTGCAATTTGCGCCCATAACGGGTAATCAGTTAATTTTCTCATCTCTTCTATAATTTTGTTTCACATTTCACCTCGGACACACCATCGGGTTACAGTTACAAAAACTCTTTACATACAAGCTATCCGGTAAACTTTCAATGACCTTCACGAAAAATAGAGAGTCGGGACCGGTCAGGAAATAAGCATAGATGGCTGATACTTCATCCCGCTTCATAAACCGTTCAAAGGTATGTTTGTGCTGGTAACTGACAATCTCATCACCTGACTTGTTATGCAGGTAGTCAATGACTGTGAGTTCATCCGGGCCACATTTAAGGCGTTCAATAGTGTAGTCGGTATATACCTTCCAGTTGCGCTCCCTGTCCTCGTATTTGGTGCAGGAAAAGATCGCAAGAAGGCAAGTTATTATTATCACTGCCGCAGGGACAGCGAGTAATAACCAGGTTTTATCTT